ATATCGCTTTAACCCACCACAGAAACTTGTCAATGCAGGTGTCGTGTCACGTGAAGAGTTAGGAGATGACTTGCGTGTAAGTAAACAGCTTGCCAAAGAGTTAAATAAACAGATAGATGATTGGAGAATTGAACAGTCAAAGGTTGTGAACATCAAGCCAAGCGGCAAGGTTACTGACCTAATTAACTTCTACTATTCTTCCAATGATTTCAACATGTTACGTGACTCAACTAAGGTAGACTACAGGTATTTCCTCACCATTTTACATCAGACAATGGGCTATCGTAAGTACAGAGATGTTACATCTAAGATTGCCAAGGCTGCATATGAGGAGTGGGTGTCACGTGGTATTAGTTTTGCTAATCATACAGCTACCTGTGCCAGTAGGATATACAACTATGCCATACGAATGGAACACGCAGAACAGAACCCATTTTCCAAGATCAAACGCAAGCAACAGCAGCAGCGTAAAGTTGTGTGGACACATGGTGAGGTTAACAAGTTCCTTGATGTGGCGTACAGTGACTTTGAGTATCGTAACTTAGGGCTGATTGTACACATGGCATACGAGTGGTGTCAGAGACTTGGAGACATGCGTAATCTTACATGGGATTGCCTTGACCTCAAGAAGCAACAGCTTACTATGGAGCAGAGCAAGCGTAGAGCACAGGTGTTCTTACCCATCAGTGATAATTTAAATCACATGTTGCTAGAACAGAAAGCTGACTTTGGTTTTCAACAGTGGGTAGTACCACATCCCAAGCCAAGGTCAGGTAAGTTTGAGCCATACGCTATGGAAAGACTGTCCAAGGTTGGACGTAAGGTAATGAGACTGGCTAAACTGTCAGAGGAACTACGCCTTATGGACATACGTAGGACTGGGGTAACACAGATGGTAGACAAGGGTGTGCCATTGCCACAAATTATGGCGGTGACAGGGCATACACATGTGTCTTCTGTGAAACCATATATGAAACATACGTATGACTCTGCAAATAATGCCTTGACACAGCGTGATACTTATGTACAATCGAGTGTAACGAGTAACATTGAAAGTGATATATAATGAATATAAAAGAATACATAAGTGATTTAGATATTAGTAATGGTAATACTAAACGTACTAACTGCCCTGTATGTGGTGGAGTAAAGACGTTTACCGCTACTAATAATATGGGTCAGCTTATGTGGAATTGTTACAAGGCAGGATGCAGTGTATCTGGTGGGTCACGTGTTCATCTAACTACCGATGACATACGTAACTCACTAGGCAGTGCAGCGCAAGAGACAGAGGCAGTACCATTTCAGAAACCTGAGTGGATAGTCAAGAGTTACATTCGTATCAAAGACTTCTGCTACAAGTGGAGACTGTGGTCTGTAGAACAAGACTTGTTGTATGACGTAAAAGAAGATCGTGTCGTATTTCCTGTAGTCCATAACAATATCATGGTGGACGCAACAGGTAGAGCACTAGGAAAAAAGTTACCTAAGTGGAAAAGATATGGAAAAAACCCCTTGCCATACGTCTACGGATGTGGTAGAACTGGGGTAGTCGTTGAGGACTGTGTGAGTGCAGCTATTGTAGGTGCGACAGATGGTTCTGGATGCTCGGAGAGTGGCGTATATGTCGGGGTAGCAGTGTTGGGTACGTCACTCTCTGAGGTACATAAGAGGTACTTATCACAGTTCGATACGATTATTATTGCATTAGACCCTGACGCATTACCAAAGACACTGCAATTTGCTAAAGAACTAAGAGGTTATGTAGACAATGTAAAAGTTTTACGTTTGACAGATGATCTTAAATACCGTAACCCTACCGACATTAGAAACTTAAACACACTAGGAGAAACATAAATGGAATTATCATTAATACGAAGCTTGATGGATAGGGAGTTCTACGATGACCATCGTGGCGCTAAATGTCCTGACAGATTATTCAGTAAAGATGTACGCAAGATCAAGCAAGCTATCGACACAGCTATGGATCGCTATGAGCGTACAGTTACACCAGATGAGATTGAGGCGTTGTTCATGTCAAACAATCCCACCCTTACAACAGCACAGAAACAGGCGTATGGTTCTTTGTTCAACCAGATCAAACGTGAGTCACCTATGGGTGGTGACGTAGCACAAGAGGTGTTGTCGAAGCTGTTCCAACAGGTAGTGGGTGAGGACATTGCCAACCTTGGGTTTGACTACGTTAACGGTGACAAGAATAGTCTAGAACCGTTACGTGATTTACTTGAGCGTTATGGTGATGACTTCACACCTGACCTACGCATTGAGTGGGATGACATTGAGATTGACACGTTGCTCAACATGAATGACTTGGAGTCACAGTGGACGTTCAACGTTCCAAGCTTGACACGTAAGGTAGAGGGCGTAAATGCAGGACACCTGATTGAGGTGGGTGCTAGACCTAACACAGGTAAGACATCATTCCACGCCTCTCTTATCGCTGCTCCTAATGGCTTTGCCCATCAAGGTGCTAAGTGTGTTATACTATGTAACGAGGAAGCATCACACCGTGTTGGTGCTAGGTATCTTACAGCAGCTACAGGTATGACAATACAAGAGGTCAAGGCTAACCCTACCAGAGCACGTGACGCTTATGAGGCTGTTAAGAAGAACATCAAGATCAAGGACGCAAGTAATCGTGACATGGCATGGGTAGAGTCAGTATGCAAGTCATACAAACCTGACATTGTAATACTTGATATGGGTGACAAGTTTGCTAGGACTGGTGGCTTTGCTAGACCTGACGAGGCACTGAAAGCTAATGCTATCTATGCCCGACAGATTGCCAAGTCCCACAACTGCGCTATCTTCTACATGTCTCAGCTATCTG